TCCAGATTCAACCTGGAAGTCACCGAAATTTAAGAATGGAACAGTATTAGTTTGAGACGTTTCATCAATATCTGGTCTTGGATCTGTAAATGACTTACCGTCGGCAGTTCTGTAGATAGGTCCTGTGACACCAGATGAACCATATGTGAAGGAATCTCCAAATACTGCTAGAGTATAATCAATTTCTTCATATTCTGTTGTAATAGTTCCAATTCCTGCAGAACCTGCTTCAACGAATAAATCGCCAATACTGACAGTTGTAGTGTTGGCAATGCTTATATTATTAGTGACATCTAGATCATTAAATGTACTAATTCCAGTGTTTGTATTAAAATTCTGTGAATCTGGAATTGGAAGAGGACTACCATCACCCAATACAAATTGGTTCGCTCCTTGTCCTATGGTGACAACTCCAACAAATGTTGCATTATTGCTTACATAAACATCACCACTAACATCCAATTCTGATTCAGGAATCTCTTTGTTAATACCAATCTTTCTACTACCACTAACAGAAAGAATCTCTTGATTATCTAAAACAACAGCAAAGTTTTCTTGAGTGGTACTATTGGTACCTTCATTCATATTGATACGAATACCGCCAGTATCATAGTTATTGATACTTAATCCACTATTAGAGTATTGTACTGTTGCTCTCTCATTACCACTAACAGCAGTACCAATAGAAACTATTGCTGGGAAATCTGGATCTGTAGTAACAACATCTAATCTCGCATTATTTCCTGCTTCAACTTGCAAAGTGCTTTGTGGAAGAGTCGTTCCGATTCCAACACTGGTATTAACAGTTAAACTGGATGTACTGGTGACTCCAGCAACATGTAATCTGCCACCTACATTTGCATCACCATTAAGATCTGTGGTACCAGATACTGTAACCGAAGATAAAGTACCAAGTGAAGTAATATTTGCTTGTGCAGCAGTCAGTAATGTGCCATCAAGATTGCCAGTGAATGTAGTAGCAGTAATAGCACCACCAACAGTTACATTATCAAGATCAGTATGTCCGTCTACATCTAAGTTACCGTTAGCATCAATATCACCAGAGAATGTTGCCAACTCAGCAACATTTAGAACATCTAGATCAGTTTGTCCATCTACATCAAGATTTCCATTCGCATCAATATTGCCTGTAAATGTAGAAAGACCCGTTACTCTTAGTGCATTAAGAGTAGTAATTCCAGATACATCTAAGTTACTATTCGCATCAATAGGACCAGTTACTGCTAAAATTCCACCAACCGTTGTATTATCTGTAATGGTAACATCTGCGATTGTTGAAGAACCAGCAAGGATACCATTGGTTATTGTAACAATGCCAGAGAATCTAGCATTTCCATCTGAAGCAATACCAACACCTGGAAGGTTATTTCCATCAGACGGATCAGATCCTACCTGAAAAACATAATTTCCTGTTGGATCATCAGTTCCTACGCCAACATTACCCTGAGCATATATTGATGTAAATCCTAATCCAGGATCAATATCTAACCACTGTGACGTTGGTAAGTTGGATAGCGTAGCACCGTCACCATAAAATGCAGTAGCAGTAATGATGCCACTATTTCCACTGATGGTAATTGCACTACCAACTTTTATTTGATCAAAAGTGCCAATACCTGTAACTTCAACAGATCCAATGTTGATGTTATCTTCAAACTTTGCGTTTCCAATAACATGAAAGAACTCCGTTGGTATAGTTGTGCCAATTCCAACCAGACCAGCAGTTGTAACTACAAAATTATCAGTATCAACTTGGACGCCATTTCTAAAACTGAACGCCTTCTTGAAATTAGACATATACCTTTTTTGAGTTATTTATTATGATTATTCTTCAGAGTAATCAGGAGTAAAATATTCTGGCAATCTACCTTCTTTTTCTTCAATCCATCTCGTAATGCGAGTAATATCCGCTCTCATTCGATCAATGTGCTTCACGCTATTGAATGTTCGGTACTTAGTAGATTCTGTTGAACCAACTACATCAGTAAGTCTGGATAGTTCTACATCCATTTCTTTAATGGTTTGAATTAAAACAGGAATAAGTTTCTGATAATTAACTGCAAGATAACCATCATCCCTAGTTGTTGTAATACCAGGTAATCCCAATCCTTCAACTTCTTGTGCAAGAACACCAATATCTTGTTGTCCCTCTTTATCAGAAAGTTGATTCCAAATATACGCATAACCAGTTATGTTCCTGATTGCTTCGCGCATCCTTTCAAGACGCATAGGATTATGCTTCATTCTGCTGTCCGATGTATGGAATGCAGTAATATCACCAGTTACATTTAATTCACCAGTAATATCTGTATTGGCATTAAGTTTAATTCTTCCAGTGCCAGTAGTATTAAGATTTAGATCGCCAGTAGTGACGTTAATTGTATTGCCATTAACAGTTCCAATTCCAAGATTTCCAGATTGGAATTCCCCAGCAATAATGGCACCATCAACTTGAAGATTGCCAGATCCAATTCCACCAACAGTCAATTCGCCTTGGACATTGAAATCTCCTTCAACACTTACAGCACCACCAACATTCAAGTTTTTCTCAATTCCTGCTCCACCTTCAATAATTAAAGAACCAGTATCTTTATTTGTAGATTGTGTAGTTCCTTTAATAACAACATCATCACCAAATCTGCCAGTACCAGTAATAACAAGATTTGATTCACCCTTAATTTCTTTAGCAACGTTAATCGTGCCACCAATACCAACACCACCTTCAACTACAATAGCACCAGTTTCTGAAGTCGTTGATTCAGTTTCAGAAGTAATTGTAAGATCTCCACCAACTAAGTCAAATCTCGAACCTACAATTTTAACATCATTGTTAAATGAGACTGGACCATCAAACTGAGAAAGAATTTGTTTGGATTGTCCACCTTCAACTTTCAGTCTTTCCTTGACAATAACCTCATCAAAGATTACACTGAGTCTTGATGCGTCTTCACCAGTAATAGTTGGAATTGGTGCATCAAATGTTTTCTCTTCACCAGTGGAAGGAGAAACTCTCTTATTACCAATGTAGAAGTCACCATTGTTGTTCATACCAGTATAAACAACGATACCACATGCTCTTTCTTGTGATTGTGAGAGCAGATCTTCTACTTCAGTTAGAGTTCTAGTTTGTACCTGTGGAAGACCTGTAGAATAGTTACCAGGACCGAAACCAAGGTATTCAAATGTGTGACCAGAAGCACGTTGAATAGATGGTCTTCTAAATTCAACTGGCAAAATATTGAGTTTCTTAACAAGAGATCCTTCTTGGTGATCCTTACTTAAAGTTCCAAAATATCCACGAATAACTGATAGTTCATTAGTAGATTTTGCAAGAGGAGAAGAAATTCTCATAATCTCTTCATCAACTTGAATATAATCACCAATCTTAAATCTATTCTCAGTTGCAATACCAGCACTAGCGATTCTAAAGGTATTAACACCAACCAGAGACTCACTCAGTATCGCAGTCTCATTACCATACATAGAGAATGATCTAACCGAAAGATTCTCACTATCAGAACCAGATAAACCATTGTTTGCAGATAAACCATGCTTCAATATCTTACTACCAGAAATTGAAACTGATGATTTGAACGAGAATGTATTAACACCTACACGCTCATTTACAAAGTAATCACCTAGATTATTGTTATTACTATCAACAATTCTAAATTGATTGCCTGCAACAAGACCATGAGCAGAAGTTGAGGTAATAGTTACAACTCCATTATCAAATGCAGATGTCGAAACAGCAACTCCTGGTCCAACCTGTAGCATGTATTGACCTGGAGCAATCGCAGGGTCTCCAGCAGTTACAGCAACAGAAACTACATTAGTAGATCCAACACCAACTACACTGAAATAACCATCAGAAATTGATCCAATACCAGTGGTCTGGACAACATTACCAACAGGACTTTGAAGTCTATCAGTTTGTGCATTTATAGTTGCTTGAGTTCCAGTTCCACCAAGTGCAACATCATCTAAGTAATAGAATCCTCCAAGATAATAAGAACCACCCGATTGAATATCTACACCAACAACAGATCCATCTGTAACTTTAACTTCTGCTGTTGCACCATACCAAATAGTTAAAGCACTATCATTAAAAACTTTAACATTGTAATATGTTTTAGTTCCAGATGCTGGTGTATATCCATCTCCTTGAACAGAAAGTGTGCAAGATACAATTCCTGCTAAACCATGTTGCCTATCAAATGAAACTGTTGCAATACCAGCAACATCATCTCTAACAACATCAGTGATTCCAAGTCCTACTGAGAAATCTTGAACAAAAGTATCAATAGATTCCTTTGTAATGCTTCTAGATAAATCATTTGTTACCACTTCACCAATAGGATCTCTCTTAGCAAAAGATCTCGCAGAAGGTGGATTATCTACTGGATTATCTCTATCTAATTCTGGGAAAAGGTTGACAACATTCTGACTGTACTTAAGATAAGTATATTCAGAATCAATTGCTTTATCTGCTTTGATTACATATAAGTGATAAATGCCATCCTGAATGTCCTTAATGAACTCACTAATAACTTCTTTTCTATAAATGTAATAGTTTGTTTTAAGATTATTCTTAGTTAATCTTGGTAAGAAAACTGTTCTCTGAGATGTATCATTACTAAATGTAGTTGGAGTGTGGAAGACACCAAAATTATCAGTCTTTGGAATTGTAAAAGTTTTGTCATCAATGACAGATTGTACATCAAATACACCGTTAAAACCAAGATTATCTTCACCATCTGCGTTGTCACTACTTGTAACACCTTCAATAATGACTGTATCATCATACTTTAATCCATGAGGTTGTTCACTCGTAACAGTTATTGTTGTTGCTGTTGCGGAACATGTGCTAATAAATCTTGGATTTCTGTTCCAGTGAACATTTGTTGAATCAATATTTGAAATAGTGAAGTCAGAGTTTACAGGAAGTTTAGATGTGTTTGTAGAACTAGATTCTTGAATTGCAAAAGTATCTTCTGGATTCTTAGCATTAGTAGATTCTCTTGGAATAACAACTCTTACCTTATAGATCTTATCTTCTAAACTTCTAGTATCCTCAAATCTCTTAACAAAAGAGCTCTTAGATCTCGCAGTTCCAATACCAGCAACTCCCAGTGTATCTAATGAAGTGTAGATGTCATTATCCGCATTTACATGAACATACCATCTATTAACTACTGGATCAAACTGAACAGGAGCACCTGCTTCTCCAGCAACCTTATCAGATACTCTACTCTCAACATACATGTCTGTACCAAGATAGCATCTAATAAAGATGTTATTGACAGCATTTGACGGAGATGATGCAACTTTAAATTGAGTATCAGAAATCTTGATCACATAATATTTTGTATGTTCTGTCAAGTTTTCTGGAACATCACCAGATTCACTTAAAATTCTAATAGATTCTCCAGTTACAAAGTTATGATTAAATGATGTTGTAAATGTGTGTCCATTCAATCCAGTTGGAGCACCTGAAATATCTAATTTCTTCTTAGATGCTGTTGCACCTAATGCAGTTGTGGCAACAGTAGAACTTATTTCATTATCTACCATGTAAATTGATGCTTCACTTATCCCATATCCAGTTTGACTAGTGAAATTTACATAAAGTTTATCATCTTTCTTTGCGCCAATTCTAAATCCTTGAGATATAATAGGTGGAATATCCTCACTACTATTAAATCCAAATAGATACAAATGACTTGAAATACCAACTGAAGTTGTAATTCCAACGTCTAATGGGAACCAATCAATATTCTGTCTGTCAGTAATGTGTGAAACTGATTTTGGTGGAATGATTGATGTGATATAAGCAGAATCATCCTTATCAAATGCTGCCTTCTTAAATCCATCAGATACTAGTGAAATCTGACCAAAGTTGGAGTTAGAGTTAGTGATTGAGTTATCACCACCTGCTCCAGCAAAGAAGTGAATGTTAAATCCAATCGCAAAAACAGAAACAACTTGAACGAAACCATCATTATCTGCAGATATATGTCTCGTATCCCATCCTGGTCTATAAATTGCACCACTATCTAAGTGATAGACTGTAGCAGGATTTGTAGAAGATGATTGTGTTGATAGTTCATCACCTGTTACTTTAGAGATGGCAATACTATCATAAGTTCTAGAGGATTCGTTATACTTAATGAACGCACGATCATCTTTTTGTAGAGAAACACCGGTGAATTGTGCGGTCACCATTGAACGGAAACCTGTTGCCTTATTACCATCAGCAAGGAGACCATTCATGCCCCAGACTGATCTCATAGAGCAGTTAAAGATATATGGAGATCCACCCTTGACACTATCAGTTTCAACGGTTACAAGGGCATCTGTGAACGCTGGAGATGCTGGTAAAAGAGGACTGATAGAAGGAATTACGTAAGTAAATTTAGTGGCACTTAGAACTGCCTGAACCTTCGTAGATACATTATAAATGGAACTTAGAGACCCTGGTTGACCGACACCATCAATCTTGATTGGAGTATCTGTGGTTAGATTATGTTCAACTGCTGTCTCGACAGTAATAACAGAAGATGGTGTTGCTCCATCACCCGCAAAGATATTTAAGATTCTAAGCGGATCAGTTGCGAAAGCACTAACAATCTCGTACTCTGGTCTTTCTTTAGCGAAAGATAATGGTTGATCTGGATACTTAAAGTCAATATTCTTATCTACAGATCCTGTATTATATGCGTTCGATAGTTTCGCATAATACATATCAAGATCTGTGAGTGCAAATGTAGAACTCAGATCTCTTGGAACATTAAGACCATCACAGTATTCAAATACTGTTAGTTTATGGTGCGAAAATGTTGGTTTTGCAACATCACTAAAATTTGTTGGATCAGTATAAACAGTTTGCTGCTCATTTCCATCAAGAACGGTAAATTGCCAGAAGTAACAATTACCAGTAATTCTGAATATAGCAGTTCTTTTTACATCTGAATCTGTTGGATTCGGTACATATTTTGGACGAATTTTAGTCTTTCTGAGATCAAGACCTACAAGTGATGTACCTCTTGGTATAACAACACCACCGTATACGCTGTTGAACTTATATAAAATATTTTCTTCTTGAGTTAAATCAAAATTAGTTTCTAAGTTTAGATCAAACTCTGTTAATGCATCCGTTAAAGTACCATCAGAAGGTCTAAATGCTTTTGCAGTTCCACCCTCATCAACAATACCATAACCAGGTCTGTTATCTACAATATGCTCACCAGGGAATAAAAGAATTGTAGTTTGATCATTCTTATCGTTACTTACACCTCTAACATAAGAAAATCTTGCAGACTCAATTAGTGCCCTCTGAATGGTTTTGAAGGGTTTTGTTAGCGAATTACCAGAGTTTGAGATACTATCAGTTGCATCCAAATCATTTGGATTAACATATAAAATTCTACCCTCTGTGTTCTTAATAAAGTTCTCTAGCTTATTCAATGGCATTGGAAAATATCGTCCAAATATTTCTATGTTCTATTTAGCTGGGAAGATCTTCCCTGTATTCATCTGGCATATCCTCAGGGTTTTCTAAATCCATGGGAAATAGACAAGGATGACATTGCTCTGAAATTAAATAATCCGATAGTTTATAAAGATCCTCATAATCATATGACATATTTTCATTTGCTTCCGTTGTTACATCCTTATCATAAAGATGACCATCTGGCAATTCATCAAATGTGAATGGAATATTATTGATAAAATACATCTTAACTACAAAAGATGCATTTTCAAACCAACAATATTTTGAGGTGATTCTAT